TTCTGTTACTAAGCCAAGCACTAGGTCCAACCCCAAGCCCGAGGTTGCCGGAGGTGTCTAGGGTGGCTGCGTCAGTCCCACCTATAGGTATACCACCAGATATAGCTGCACCAATCTTGAAAGTTATTCCAGCGGAGGAGTACACAAACGCAGACCCACCTGCCCATAGTCCCAATCCTGTTGCGTAAGTGCCTGTGCTTGTCTGGATAATTTGATTACCTGAAGGGGCTGCGTTGAATATGCTTCCACCCGTAGTTAAAGCACCCGTCGCACTCAGAGCACCTGTGACGGAGAGGCCGGTAGAAGACACTGTCGCACTCCCTGCACCAGTGCTACCAATTGTTATGGTCGTGCCATTTAGCGTCAAGTTTTTGTACGTGGCACCTCGTCTAGCTTCAATAACTGCACCTGTTACGGCTGAGCTATAGCCGGTAAATTGCAAATCACTTGTTGCACTGGTTACGGATAGACCAAATGCATTGTCAGTACCGCCAGAGGTTGTTACACCGGTTACTGCGAGGCCGGTGCTAGTAACATTCAATACGTCCGTTCCAGTGACCCGTGTACGTACATACGAAGCCGTATGACTTCCATACACAAATGTATCAAGGCCGGTTCCAAATACTACCGCGCCACCATCCGCTAATGAAACTGTTCCACTCGCACTCAGCGTAGTGAATGCGCCTGTGCTGGGGGTTGTATTCCCTATAGGCGTATTGTTGATCGTGCCGCCATTGATCGTTGCGCCCGGTACTACCAGAATGTCGGCGATCGTCTCCGCCGTGACGCGCAGCTCTACCACCGTACCCGAGGGGAAGGCCAGAGCCGTCGTGCCACCAATGCCGCGGGTGACAGTCCATACTGTGCCCGTTACATCCGTGACCTTCACGATTTCCAGATTGGCGAACGTGTCCTGCAAGCACGCGTAGAACCAGTTGCCCGAGGCTGTCGTAACCGCTGGGAACGTAGTGCTGCCCGTTACGGACAGCGTGGTGGCTCCGGTGGTGCACCCCACCGCCAGGGTGGTATACGCGTTGTTCGCAAGTTTTACTTGACCCATACAAATCCTTTACGCCCAGGGGGCTGGCACCACGCTTACGTTTGCGCGGCTGAAACTCTTGTTGGCCCGTGCGCGGGCGGAAGCAAGCATGAACTCCCACTGCGCGCCGTGGTACTTGGCCCGGCCTTCGTCCGTCCATGGGCGCTTGGGCATCATCATCAGCTCATGCAGCACCCCATGGTAAATCGCGCGCCGGTACGTGGAATAAATGGTACTGTCAATGCCTGTAGCCGTCAGCGTCGGGCGAATCGCGGCATACATGTACAACGTGTACGCCTGGGCACTATCTGGGACAGGAACCACTGACACAGACGCCTCATCCTTGCGCACAATGGCTGTCGGCTCCGCCGGGTTCACAGTATCCGGCCAGGCGGGAGCGACCTCGAACACCTGCTCCGTAGTGACTGAAGGAACTTCCTTCCACCGCGCGGAAGATGCACAGTACACCTTGGCCAGAAGCACCGCAGACAGCTCTGTCTGCGCGACAGGAGAAACCACCGTGTAGTCGTACGTCCCCGCCACCAGCGGCACCGGTGTGAGGTTCACCCGCCACACCTTAGCGCGCTCACACAGGTCGATCGCCACTTTGTTGAGGTAAGACTGCAGCACTACGTCCGGCACGCCTGGCACATTGGCCATGACATCGCCGAACATTGACTGATACGCTGTGGTGGACATCAGACAACTCCTGGGTCAGTGCCTGGCGACATGCCAGCACCTTCGTTATCAAGCGATACCCGAGCAGACAGGCTGGCTTCTAGCAACTTGGTGAAATTGTCGTACATCAGTTTGGCCCGGCCAGAATTGGCTGACTCATTGTCCGTCGACTCCAGCAGCGCCACTGTGCCATCCAGCAGCACGGGGTAGTACGCATCTGGTAGGATCGCGGGAGACTGCGCCAGCGTGTACCGCGGAGGAGACTGGGCGTACTCAATCTGCAGGGTGACCCCGGCCGTGGCCGGCGGGTAAACGAAGAACGCGTTGGCGTTGCGCGGGTGGCGCATCCAGTTTGTCGGTGACCCTGGGGCGCCGTACTGCCAAGTGTTGGACATCAGGTCCAATGCTTCGTGGTTGATTTCGTTCAGGTTGTTCACTCCCACTACCGCAAGTGCTTCCATGAACCGAATACTGTCCGAAGGGGCGTATTGCAGCGCGCCAGCCTGCGTGCTCATCGTAGTTATAAACGCGAACAGGTCTGGGCGCAGTATAGCCATGCGTTTCAAACACTGATTCGCCGTGGATAGCACCTGCGAATCTGCGAACCGTGGAGTCGTCAGGATACCTAAATCCTGAATGGCCAACCGGACATCAGCCACTACGTCGGACATCAGGAAGGTGGCCATTACAGTCCTTTAGCGGCCAGCCCGCGGGAGGCATCGGCCGAAATTGCCGCGTCTTCAACCGTGGGGTCCGCTGCTGGCGCCTTCTTGGCGCGGGGCTTGGGCGGAGGGTTCACTTCAGGTTCAGGGTCTGGGAACGGATTGCCGGCAGCGTCCGCGACCTCTACAAAATCTTCGTGCCCGACCCAGGGCGGCGCGTAAATGAATATGTGGCCTGACGGGATGTGTTTCAAAAAGCGATCTGCCATGCTCAAAACTCCTGAGTGCGTTGGGAATATACCAGAAAAAAGGCCCCCGAAGGGGCCCCTTTTTCGTTCATGCCGGCTTAGATGCCGTACACGATGCCGCCAACGCGGAAGCGGAACTTACCGGCTTTTACGCCAGTAGAAGAGCCGCCGGTCAGCGTACCGATCGTCAAACGCAGAACGTACACAGCAGCAGTCGTTTCCAAAGAACCGGAAGCTGCAGGCGTGATATATGGCAAGAAGTCGGTGCCGGTCGTGTAAATCAACGAAGAACCGTTGATAGCCGAGCCAGTCGACAGCGTAGCGCCAGAAGCGTACGTGGTTGCGGCACCGGTGAAACCGGTCACAGTCACAGCAGTCGATCGGTCAGCAGTAGCCACGGCGTAACGGCCCAGGCTGTAGGTCAAGCCGGTCAGGCCGGTCAAGTTACCTGCAGGCAGAATGTCCGGGGTCGGAGCATTGGTATCAGCGATGAACTGGACCGACTGCACTTGGAAGTTGTACGGTAGGACAGCGATGTCCACCGTATCAGCGGCGTTCAAGCCCACGCCGGCATTGGGGAAACCAGACTGCACCCCCAGGGCGGACAGCGAGGTACCAGTGCCGATCTGGGACAGGTCCACAGTGACTTCGATAACTTCAGAACCGCCGATGGATGCATCGCCGCGGAAAGCGGGAAACACCGAAGTCAGCAGGCGACCCTTTTGGTCGGTGATGTAATTTGCCATGATTGAAAATTCCTAAAAATGAAAATGGACGCTGAAAAGCGGCAGCCCAATAAAGGGCTGCCATTTGCTTTACTGCCGGACGTACAGTTTGGCCAGAGCTTCAGGTTTCACAACCGCGTAGCCGTAGACTTGCAGGCCGCGAACGATGGAGCCGAAGGTGGACTCAGCGCGAATGCTTTCCATGTTGGTCATCTGGGTAGCGAAAGTCAGACCCAGCTTGTGGCCAGCCAGAATGCTGAAGCACTGATTGCCCGAGTCAATCACGCGGTTCAAGTTGTGGCTCACGTACACAGTGAAGCGATCAATGGTGCCCAGGCGGCCGTTGCGCAGCGGAGTCTGGCTGTCACCAGTCAACGAGGCGTCTTTGACGTCGGACTTCTTGATCATCGCAGCAACCCAGGCAGGGATCACGATGAAACGGTCGCTTTCAGGCGCGTTGGCTTCGTCCAGCACGGCGCCGGAGTCAACGATATAGTCGATCACGTTGGTCTTGGTCAACTGAACCGGAGCGCCGGTGGCGCCCAAGTTGATATTGCCCGAGATACGGCCAGCAGCAGCACCGCTGTTCAGCGCGGAGATGTTCGGCAGAATGCCGGTAAGCACCTTGGCATCGATCTTGATCTTCATCTTTTCAGATGCGTCACGGGTCCAGGCGTCCATCAAGTTGACGTCGGCTTGGATGCGGTCCACGTCATCTTCCACGGCAGCGAAATAGTCGCCTTGGTCGATGTTCAGGGTCAGCTTTGGCTTGTCAGGACGTTCGACCTGCAGCTGCATGCCCTTTTGGTAGTCACGGATGGTCAGTTCCGGGGTCGTGCGGATGTTGACCTTGTCGCCGAAACCAGTGATTTCACCACTGTAATCGGTGTTAGCGATGGCCGCGCAAACGGTTGCATCGTAGAAGTTGGCGATCAGCTTGCTCGACCAAATTTCGGGAATAAAATTTCCGGTGTAGTTTGCGCCGCCGCCGGCTACTGGGAATGCCATGATGAAGCTCCTAAATAATCAAAGGTTATGCAGCACGTCGCACGATGCGACCTTCTTGCTGCGCTAAAAAAATGTCTTGCTCAAGCGCCTTAAACTCGGCTTCCTTACCTGCGTACTTGCCGCGGCGTTTGTCATCGTACAGCGCCGTGATTTCACGTGGGTCCCACTGACGTCCGGTTTTATCAGTTGGGGCAACACTGAGGTTGCGCCCTGGGGCCTGCTGCAGTTCGAGTTCACGCTTGGTATTGGTGCGAGCTTGCGTCTGACCTTGAGTTCCAGAGAGCGACTTCCACGAGTTGAAGATAGTACCCACGCGAGGTACGTCACCGGCACGCTGCGCATCGACCAGGTATGTCTGGCGAAGAATGCCAGTCATCGGGTCGGCGGTCAGCAGCCATTGGTGGAACTGCGGGTTTGCGTTAACCTGTTCATAATCAGGCACAGCACGGGCCAGACCAGCGAAGAATTTCTCTTGCGCGGTCTGCTGGTTTTCTTGCGCCAGGCGTTGCACTTCAGGAACGACTCGGCGCATGCCGTCAACGTCCTGTTTTAGCGATCCGACGGCGCCAGCGAAGTCTTTTAACTCCTCGCGGGCCGCGCGGCGCGCCATGTCTACCAGGTCTGTACCATAGTCCGCAGTGTCCTGATCGGTCAGGAATTTGGATTGGGCCATACCGGTAACTGGTGCGGTCTGAAGGGTCGATACCAGTTGCTGTAACTGCTGAACTTGCTGTTCCAGGGAGTTGACACGTCCTTGCGCGGAGTTATATACCCCTTGCAGAGAGCGCCAGCGCTGGGCATAGGTCACACTGTTTTCATCGT